TTCCCAGTCACGATACCGAACCTATAAATTAGTCTGTAAACATGGAGGAACAGATGGACATTCATTCCTTAATTTATTAGAATATGTTCATGAACAAAACATAGAAGACGATACAATATTATACTTTGTAGAAGATGACTTCTATCATAAACCAGGATGGGTAAACATATTGAGAGAAGGATTTGAATATATTGGAGCTGATTATATTACATTATACGATCATAATGATAAGTATTTTCTACCAATGTACAATGATTTACAGAGCAAAATCATAGCTACTCCTTCAATACACTGGAGAACAACGCCTTCAACTACAAACACATATGCTGTGTTATATCAAACCTTTAAAAAACATTATAATATTCATAAAGAATATTGTGATCTACAGAAAGGATTTACTAGAGATCACGATAAATTTATTAGACTATGGAATGAAGGTTCTAATTTAATATCATGTCTTCCTGGTTATTCAACACACTGCGAAACGGAATATTTATCACCTTGTATAGATTGGAGTAAAATATGATATCTGTAATAATACCAACATATAAAGAACCAGAAGTATTAGATTTATGTCTTAGATCTGCTATTGAAGGACAAGTAAATAAAAATCAAATAATCGTTGTAGTAGATGGTTATTATAATTTAAATAAAAATATACTTGAAAAATATAAAGATAGTATTGAATATCTAGCATTAGGTGAAAATGTAGGATTATGTCGAGCAACTAATCTAGGTGTTTATAATGCTCAACATGATAAAATACTAATTGTAAATGATGACAATGTATTTCCTTATGGATGGGATAAGGCATTAGAATTAGTTTACACCCCTAATTCAGTAATAGCTCCAAATCAAATTGAACCTACACCCAGTATGTTCAGACAATTCCATATTAAGGATTTAGGACGTGACCCTAAAACATTTGATTTGAAAGCATTTTGGAGATATGAAATGGATGTATTTAATGAAAAAATTGATAACACAGGATCAACACTACCTATATTCATGTCCAAGTATGACTACCTAAGAGTAGGTGGATGGGACGAATCATATCCTGGGCCGTGGGTAGTAGATTGGGAGTTCTTTATGAAATGTGAAATGAGTGGAATGAAAATGTTAAGAACATATAATTGTCACTTCTACCACTTCGTATCAGTAGGAACACGTACACCAGAAAAAGTAGCCCAAAATAGACAAATAGAAATGGAATGCCATGATTATTTTAGCTATAAATGGGGAACCAATGCTAAACATAATCCTGAAAATAATTCTAAGTTGGCTCTTTAAAATAAAGTCATTATATTTATAATAAAGTAAGTCTATGGCTAAGTCAGTACGCTCATCACAACGCAAACAGGATTATTTAAGTCGCGTATTGACACTGGGAGAAATCGAAAATGATATAGCCTGTGAATTAATTGGTTTAATTTATGAGATAAACGATGAGGATAAGAATAAGGAGACAAATAAACGCGAACCAATACAACTAATACTTAATTCACCAGGTGGAAACGTATATGATGGGTTTGCAATTATAGATGCAATTGAACAATCTATAACACCAATACATATGACTGTATTGGGGCAAGCGCAATCAATGGGGTTTGCAATTGCTACCTGTGGTATATATCGCTATGCGAGTAAACGTACCACATTTATGTACCATGAAATAATATGGAGCCTATTCGATGAAAAAATGTCATCACATGAACAAGAATTAATAGAGGGAAAGCGACTGTGGAAAATATATGATGAAATAATAACAACAAACACTAACATACCAGAAAAAACATTAATAAACGTTAGAAAACAACGTAAAGAATGGTATATGACAGCGCAAGAAGCGTTGGAATTAGGTGTGATTGATGAAATAATTTGAAACATTCATATATTTATACGTATAATGATTAAATGCGGAATATACAGAATAACTAACCCAAACGGCAAAATATATATAGGGCAAGCTGTAGATATTATTAAACGTTGGAGTGAATATAATTTAAATAATTTAAACCTTCCAAAACAACCTAAAGTACATAGATCTTTAAATAAATATGGGGTTGAACAACATAAATTTGAAATTATAGAAGAATGTACTATTGAACAATTGAATGAAAGGGAAATATATTGGGGTGAATATTATAACGTATTAGGAGAAAATGGATTAAATTTGAAATTAGGAGGAAGATCAGGAAAACTAAATAATGATGTTAAAAATCAAATATCAAAGTCTTTAAAAGGTAAATCCAAACTTACTTCTAAAAAAGGAAAAGAACATGCCTTGTATGGAATATTAAAAACGGAAGAACATAAAGAAAATATAAGCAAATCCAAACAAAATATACCCCAAACCACCTTGCTTAAAATGAGTGAAGCAATGAAAGGAAAAAAGAAAGGAAAAAAATCAATAGGGAGTGGAAGAAAATCAGGCTTTGAAGCATCAAAAGAAACAAAACAAAAAATGAGAGAATCTAAATTAGGCAAACCTAGTAATCATAAAGGATGTAAAGATTCAATTGAAACATTAATGAAGAAAAGTCAAGCTAAAATAAATAAACCAAGTTCAAAAAAAGGAAAAACATATAAAACATGGCAAACCCAGTATTAAAAATCTCTGTCAATCGAAATAAAACCAAAGAAGGTGTAAAGGTTCAATTCGTATTCCCAACCAATATCGAAGGTGATCAAAAAGCAGAAATGACCCAAAAACTCCAATCCAAACTAAATGCAGGATTAGGTAAATTTGGTCTTACAATTAACCAAGACACTGATGTTCCTTTTTCTAATGTAATTGGATTTTTAATACCAATTGCTGATTTTAAAATAATGATTAAAAATGCTATTGGTGGTGGGGGTGCTGAAGCACCAGCTCCAGAAGCAGCACCTGAAGAAGAAATGCCGGTTTCTGAAGAACCCGTGAAGGAAATTAAGAGAATGCAGGAATTAGCTGGGTTAAAAGAAGATGAATATGTGGGGGTTTTAGGTAAAGAAGAATATAAAGATGATGAAGTATATTATGTAAATATTCCTAAATTAGGTAATATAATTTTGTCTAATAAATTAATAGACACGTTGGGGGAGGAAGAATTGAATACTTTAATTGGAAAAGAAAAAAAATGGAATATTATAGAATATAATCCCCTTACAAAAAACCCTCAGGGAAAATATAGAGTAGTAGGGATAAAATAGTATAAATAAAATAAGTTATGATTAAACGTTTAAATATGAGAAGGAAAATTCCAATATTCAGCCTAAAAGCTCGTCCTGGAATGGATTATTCTCAATTAACAGCAATACCCGAAGTTAGAAAGGTGGTGATGGAAGAAGCAATCATAGCAATTAAAGACGGTATCAAGAAAAATAAGAAAAAAATAGCTTTATTTGAAATAGCAAATTCAGATTGTTATATTGAATTAGAGAAAGATAAATGGAAACCAACTCTCGAAACAGCATTACAATATTATGTTGAACAAGAAGAATATGATGTATGTGTTGTATGTAGGGATCTGATAAGTAAACTTTAATTTATGGAAAATAAAGGTCATGCTGATGGAATTAAAAAATCCATTGAAGAAATAATAGGCACTGATACAATAATAAGAAGTAAGCGTCCATCCGAAGATAACATCCAACAGGAAAAATTCGAAAAGATGATACTGGCCTTAGAGGCAGCTGAAGTTAAAACAACTATACTTCATACTGAATTTAAAATAGATTTTTCAGACTATAATGAGCATTTCTATTTAGCAGTAGACAACTTATTGGAATTATGGTTGGGAAAAGAATTATGTGAATTAGTATTCTTCTACCTATATGATAGAATGAATCCTGATGGGTCAATGAATGGATTAATGGATGATGAGGGTAACGAAATAATACTTCAAACACCAACTGACTTATGGTATTTAATTAAGAAAATACAAAGCACTAAAAAGAAAAAATAACTTGTATCCTTCTTGGATCTCTATATATTTATTATCACATGGGACGTTTAAAAAAATATGTAACTGAAGAGGAAAAATTAAATGTAAAACGCACCCGTGCTAAAAAATATTATTGGGATAATAAACAAGACCAAGATGAAAAACAACGAAAACGAGATGCAGCAAAGTATAAAAACAGGAATATATAAAATAACAAACCCTAATGGTAAAGTTTATATTGGTCAATCTATTGATATAGATAAAAGATGGAATAAATATAAAGTAAAAAATTGTAAACCACAAATTCGTTTATATAATTCTCTTAATAAATACGGATGGGAAAACCATTATAAAGATATAATAGAAGAATGTGATATTGATGAATTAAATGAACGTGAAGTATATTGGAAACAACATTACTTAGATAAAAACGGATGGGAAAATGTATTATTTTGCGAATTATACGATACTGGAGGAGGACCAAGAAGTGAAGAAATTAAAAATAAAATTAGTATAGGAAATACAAGCAAATCCAAACCAGGAGTAAGTTTGGCTCTTAAAAATAAACCCAAACCCCAGGGATTTGGAGAAAAAATAAGTAAAGCACTAAAAGGAACTAAACAAAAAGAAGAAACTATAATAAAACGATCTATAAAGGCTAAAGGAAGGAAACACTCCACTTTTAAAAAAGGAAAAAATCATGGTAATTATGGCAAACCTAAAAGTTTAGAACATTCCAAGAAAATATCAGAATGTAAAGAAGGAAAAAATAGACCATTTATGTATAAACCTATATTACAATATGATTTAGAAGGAAATTTTATTAAAGAATGGAGTAATATAAATGAAGCAATAATAAAAACCAACTCAAAAGGAATCAGTAATAACCTTACAGGGAGAAATAAATCAGCTGGAGGTTTTATATGGAAATATAAAAATATATAATATGCCAAAACCTAAAGTATTTAGTAAATCTGATTTATTAAGGGCTATGCGCTATACAAAATCAGTAAGATCGCTTGCTAAATATCTTTCATGCAGTTACCAACACGTCAAACCCTACATGAAAATGTTCCGTGTAGATGAAAATGATCCTAATTCACCAACATTATTCGAGGCACATAAAAATCAGAAAGGTAAAGGCATACCTAAATTCCTACCAAATAAACGTAGGGAACCAAATGTTAAGAAAATATTTACTGAGGGAATTGGATGGGAAAGCTTCTCAGTTGATAAAATTAGGATAAGGGGTATAGCTGAAGGGTATTTGAAGGATGAATGCTATACGTGTGGTTTCAGTGAGCGCAGGATAACCGATTATAAAATACCCTTACTGTTAAACTTTAAGGATGGTAATAAATGTAATTACCTAAAAGATAACCTTGAACAACTATGTTATAATTGTTACTTCTTATATGTGGGTGAGGTATTAACACCAAATCAAATACGTCGTATTGAAGATAATCAGACCGTATTAGAAAAACCACATACATGGGATTTAGATAAGGATCAATTAGAGAATATGAAGATGTTAGGCTTATTAGATTGAAGGTTGGATTAGGCAAAGTAAGTTAGTATATTCACATCAAATAAAAAGATAAAGAAAAAGAAAAAAAGGGTTTGGAAGGCAAAATAAGTTTTGTATATTCAACGGGAATTAAAAATTGTATATATTTATAACCATAAAAAATGAGAACACTTCATCAATATAGCATTAGTAAACAGAATCGCCCGACAGCGGATTGGTCGATAGTGTGCTTCGAGGGCACATCTGTAGACAGGGTTAGTTGATAGAATTGTACATACAATATATTAAATGCCCTGTTTGAACAAAACAGGGCTTTTTTAATTTCGGTGCTCAAGCTAACTTAGTAGAAGCGCATGCCTGAAGAGCATGAGGACTTGGAGCGAAACCAAGGAGTACCACAAAAATGAATCTGTAACTCAGCAGGCTAGAGTACTAAACTTTTAATTTAGGAGTCGAGGGTTCGAATCCCTCCAGGTTCACAAAAGTTCATTGACATACTGTAACCAAACATCCGCCAGCATAATGGTATGCGCCTGGTCTCCAAAACCGGTAGGGACAGAGTTCGATTCTCTGGGTGGGTGCTAATGCTCCTGTAGTTTAAAGGATAAAACTCTTGACTACGGATCAAGGAATAAGCGTTCGATTCGCTTCGGGAGTACTAAATGATCAGATAGCTAATAATGGTTTTAGCCTATGTCTGCAAAACATAGTAATGTGAGTTCGATTCTCACTCTGATCTCATATAGAGTAGTAGTTCAGTTTGGCTAGAACGCTTGGTTTGGGACCAAGAGGCCACAGGTTCGAGTCCTGTCTATTCTACAACGGGCTGTTAGTTCAGATGGCTAGAACGCTTGATTTGCATTCAAGAGGTCGTGAGTTCGAGTCTCACACGGTCCACAAATGCATCCTTAGCTCAGTTGGTTAGAGCACTTGTTTTACATGCAAGATGTCGGTAGTTCGAATCTACCAGGATGTACAATATTGCCTCGTAGTGTAACGGTAACACAGATGGTTTTGGTCCATTTATTTCAGGTTCGAATCCTGACAAGGCATCAAATTTAAGTCGTTGGTTTTTAAGACTGATCAATATTTATTGAAAATAATAATTATGAAAAGAACAGATATTAAAAACAATATTGATAAAATCTTAAACGGAGAGATGGAAATTACATTTGTTCCTGCTTTTAGAGATAGAATAAAAAAAGATAAACTGATCGGAGAAGTAGAATGCAGTGGATGTAAAATTAAAGAAGAATGGAATGGTAAACCACTATTATTAGAGTTGGATCATATTGATGGAAATAAACATAATAATAAAAGAGAAAATTTAAGATATCTTTGTCCTAATTGTCATTCTCAAACGAATACTTTTAGATCTAAAAATTATGAAAAAACTAATAAAAGAAAATGGGTTGAAGAAGAAAAAATTATTGATTCTATTAAAAAAGGAGGTTCAATAGCGGATATTTTAAGAAGAGTAGGACTTAGAGCAGTAGGAGATAACTATAATAGAGTTCAAAGAATAAAAATAAAATATAAATTGGAAGGGTGGCAGAGAGGTTAATTGCATCAATCTTGAAAATTGAAGGTCCAAAAGATCCGTGGGTTCGAATCCCACTCCTTCCTCAATATGGGTTTGTTGGTGTAATGGTAACACACTTGATTGTGGTTCAAGTTATACGAGTTCGATTCTCGTACCTACCCCTAGTACATAGATAGTGAAGCTGTAATGATGTTTAATTGGGTAAAGACACGAAAAAGGGTTTAGAGTAGTGTAAAGGCCCGTATCTCATCATCAGTAACCCTGAAAGACCCGAAGTCTATGTATATTTGGAAGTTAACGCAGTAAGGTACTGTCATCTCCTGCTAAGAGAATGGATCGTTAATAGGATTGTGTTTCGAATACACTGACTTCCGCTTATGGAGATATAGTATAACGGTTTAGTACATATGACTGATATTCATAGGATCCAAGTTCGATTCTTGGTATCTCCACTAAAGTTCCTATAGTTCAAAGGTAGAACGATTGGCTGTTAACCAATTAATCTTAGTTCGAGTCTAAGTGGGAACGCAAAATATTAAGCTTTGGGTCGATTCTATAAAAATCATATATTTATTGTAAATTAATATTATGACTATTAAAGAAAGTGACATTATAAAAATCAATGAGCTTAAAAAACAAGGTTTAACATATACTGAAATAGCTAAAGAGGTAGGATGTGGTAAATCAACAGTATTTATGTATTTAAAGGAAGAAAATAAATTTCTTTATAAGAATGAAACTTATAAACAAAAACGTAGACGAAAAAGTAAACATGTTATAGATTGGAAAAAACAAAAGAAAATACTTTTAGTTGAATATAAGGGAGGTAAATGTGAACAATGTGGTTATAATAAATGTATAGAAGCGCTAGAATTTCATCATAAAAACCCTAATGAAAAAGATTTTAGTATAAGTTCACATTCATACTCATTTGATAGAATGAAAAAAGAAGTAGATAAATGTATTTTAGTATGTGCTAATTGTCATAGAGAAATACATTATTATAAAAAATAATTGGGAGTATCGCATAGTGGCAATTGCAGTAGTCTGTAAAACTATTCTCTTTCTGAGTTCGTAGGTTCGAGTCCTTCTACTCCCACAAAAAAATATTTGTTTGGCAAAGTTATTTTTGTACATTCAATTATAAGTTCGTTGACATAATATTTAAAATGCTCCGTTCGACAAGCGGTTTAAGTCGTTGCCCTTTCACGGCAGAGTCACGGGTTCGAGTCCCGTACGGAGTACAATGGTTCCATGGTTGAATGGCTCAATATCGCCCTGTCACGGCGCAAGGTACGGGTTCGAGTCCCGTTGGAACCGCTTAATGGCCTTATAACTTAATTGGTTAAAGTAGCTAACTCATAATTAGAAGAGTTCTGGTTCGATTCCAGATAAGGCCACACAATAAGGCGGGATGGACTGGAGATGGTTCCAGCTGAGTCTCATAAGCTCAATGACGCAGGTTCGAATCCTGCTCCCGCAACTAAATGCCCATATAGCTCAACTGGAAGAGCACCTGTTTTGTACTCAGGAGGTTGCGGGGTCGGTTCCTGCTATGGGCTCAA